CAGCTTGAAGCAATCGCAAAGAACCTTACCGGAGATGGTGAAGGTGCAGGCGAAGGTGAAGCAGCTGGTGAACCTGCCGGCGACGGAGCAGGAGCTGATGTAACAGCTGAATCCGTAGCAAAAATGGTTGGAGATGAAGTGACAAAGGCAATGGAGCCTATCACTAAGATGCTTGAGCCTCTCATGAAGAGCAGAGCATTACCGGGAAATCTCAACGATGCAGCTGGCAACGACGTAGTCAAGAGTGAGGAACCTCACTACATGACCGGAATTTTCTAAGAAATGAATAGGAGGAAAAAACATTATGCTTACTAACACACAGATTATCAACAAAGCCGCAATTACTACCGGCTCCGTAGCACACGGTATGCTGAATCCGGAACAGGCTCGTAAGTTCATTCAGCAGACTTTTGAAGCAACTAACCTTGGACCTTTGGTTCGTCACGTAATGAGAACTGCAAAGGCCGGCGAAATCGACAAGATCGGTATCGCTTCTCGTATCGTAAGAGGTAAGACTGAGAATACCGACGACGGTTACAGAGCAGGCGTAGATACCAACGTAATCGAATATGCTTGTAAAGCTGTTCGTTTGCCTTGGGAAATCACAGAGGAAACTCTCAGAGAGAACATTGAAGGTCAGCAGTTTGAAGCTATCGTTACAAACCTTATGACCACACAGCTCGGTATCGACATGGAAGACCTTTACCTCAACAGTGATGAGGATGTTGCAGAAGCAGCAGCTTTCGATGCTTCCAATGATTACGCTATCGGCGACCTCGTTATCAACGACGGTGGTTTGTACCGCTTTGTAGACACTCACAGTGCAGGTGCTTGGAATGCTGACCACGTTGAACTGATTGCTTCTGCCGCAGACGCTGACTTCTTGAAGCTTAATACCGGTTGGATTAAGCAGATTTTGGAAGGTGGCCATGTGTACGATGCAAGCGAAGCTACTTCTATGAGCCTTGATATCTTCTACAAGACCCTCCAGCAGCTTCCTAACAAGTACAACAACGGCAAGCTTCGTTGGTTAATGTCTCCTAAGAGAGCACAGGAGTGGGAATTATTCCTTTTGAACAAGGTTGTTGACGCTGGTGGCGCTGTTCCTGATTCCGTATACAATGCTCCTGCTAAGATTAAGACCGTTGAGTGTCCTTCCATGAGCGACGATAAGATTATCCTTACCGACCCTAAGAACTTGATTGTAGTTAACACCTACGATATCAAGATCAGAAAGACCACAGAGGGTAAGGAAGCAATCATGCAGGATAAGAGATTCTATGTTTGCCACCTTGACTTCGACCCTATCATCGAGGAGTTGGATGCAACTGCTATCATCACAAATCTGCCTTCTTTGGCATAATCGGAGGTGTGAGCCATGAGAGTTAAATTAGTTAAAGGTTTATCCTACACAAGCCCTTCTTTTTCTTGTAAGAAGGGCAAAGCTGTGGAGGTATCTGACAAAGTCGGCGCTAAGCTGATGAAGACAGGCCGCTTCATTATGGCTGCCGCCGAGGTAGCAGAGGAAACCACAGGTGCTTCCGGTGACGGGAGCAATAACGACGGAGAAGGTCAGGAACTTACTGCCGAGGTCATCGAGAAGATGAAAAAGGATGAGTTAGTTGCACTTGCAGAAGCAAAGGGCATTGATATCTCCGATTGCAACAACAATGATGAGAGAGCAGAGAAAATCAAAGGTGCTTTAGGCTTGGTAAATATGGCCACCCTCTTTGGAGAATAGGAGGAGCTATGGAAAGACCTTGGATACAACCACAGGAAGTAAAGGATTATAGCGATTCTGCGAAGGTTAAAGCCAGGTCTGATGCACAGCTAAAGTTCGACATAGCCAGAGCAGAAAAGCATGTTATTTTTCTGACCAACAACACTTTTAGCACGGAAGAATATGCGACACTGCCGTCCGATGTTAGGATGGCAGTTGTTCTTCTTGCTGAAGCTTATGCAAAACAGTCAATAGCGCAGAAAGATGGAATAATGACCTCGGAAACATTCGATGATTATTCATACACCATTGACACCGAAGCCGATTTGGATGCAAAGCTCGGTATCGGACCGCTTCTTGACGATTATGTATTAGAGCCCAGCAAGGGGAAAGTCACTATGAAGCTGCGCAAATTGTAGGAGGTGCTGGTTATGGCTTTTGAAGACCTGCTTGATCACAAGTGCGCTATATATCACATGGCAGAGAGTTCCAAGAGCATGGGTTACGGTATTCAAGCCTCAGATTTTGATTATCCGGCTGTTCCGGACCTTGACAATATTCCTTGCCACTTCAATGTGAAGAACAATGGAAATGGCTCTATGGAGCAGACAGAGGATGCAAATGAGTATATTGTCGTCGGTAAATTACAGCTGCCACCGGGGACGGACGTTCGTGTAAATGATAAGATTGTGGATTTGACCACAGGGCTTGTTTATACCGCTGAAATCCCTCGGAATATCCGGGACCATCACATGATGGTGCAGGTGCAGAGAAAAGGAAAGGTTAAGGGTGCTATCTGATGGGTAAACAGTATGTCAGTATAGAGACTGCGGAGCTAAAGAGGTTCGTAAACAAATTGAGTAAGGCCGGCAATGAGCAGTTCCGAAAGGACCTGCTTATTTTTTTGGAAGGTATTGCAGATGAGTTTCTGCGAATTGTTGAAGATGAGATTATCCGAACGCAGACTGTTGACACACGATTACTCCTTAACAGCTTCCATAAAGGCGAGCGCGACAATTTGTATGTATTAGACCAGGGAGATATGACCATAGAAGTGGGTACCAATGTTACCTATGCTTCGTATGCAAATGACGGTCACTGGACCAATCCGAAAGGCGTTGCTACGAGGTTTGTTCCGGGATATTGGCATGGCCACAGCTTCGTATATCAACCTGGAGCAAAAACGGGAATGCTTCTGAAACAGAAATGGGTGGAAGGTTCCCATTACTTTGATAGTGCTGTTCGGTGCATGGAGCAAATGCTCCCTAATCTGCTCGAAGCCAAGCTTCAGCAATGGGCTGAAGAGTATTTTAGAGAATTTATGTGAGGTGATGAGAATGCTCGAATATGAAATCGCAGCTATTTATTACTTTATTGATGGCACCATTACAGCTAAGCCGTATTTCGAGGAAGTACCGAAAGATTTGATGGTGCCTTGCGTGTTTTATCCCACTCCGGAACAGAGAGGGGGAGTGTTCTCGGTATCTAAGTACACTACAGATTTTGTTATGTATGTAAAATTCATGGCAGAGTCTACTCTTGAAGCCTACAACATGGCCAACAATGTAATGCAATCCCTTATGAAGAATAAGCGTAAGGTACCGTTGGTGGATGAGAATGGCAAAAGAACCGGGAAGAACTTCCAGCTCAACAATCCAGTTGTGAAGAAAGTGGATAACGGTGTTTATCAAATGGAGGTATCGTGGAAGCGGTACTCTTCCTACAATGCAAATGCAATGACATTGGCGAGGGAGTTTTTCTTCAATGGAACGCCGGTGTCTTAGATGTAAAGGAGGCTATCATGGCAAAAGAGAATGAAAAAACAGTAGCGGCTACTGTTACAAAGAAAGCCGAACCGAAATTCCCTCTTGCTACTTTGAGGAAGGACTGTGTCAAGGTATACGGTATCTCTTCGAGTACGTTTGCAGGGGCAACAATGGATCTTCCGGATGGAGAATACACCATCGAGGAAGTTCGTGCAGTCATTAACAAATGGTTGAAAAAGGAGGTAAAGTAAAATGGCTGGTGGAAATTTTGACATCAATGTCGGCAAGAAAAGACCTGGTGCTTATGTAAATACCAAGTCAAAGAAACAGCAGAAGCCGTCGGGCTCTACCAGAGGTATCGTAGTTCTTCCTATCGTTGGCTACGACTGGGGTCCTGATGCGCAGTTCATTAAGATTTCGGCGGAATCTCCGGATGGCGAAATCGTCAAATTAGGCAGAAGTGTCTATGATGATAACGATTCCATGTTACTTATCAGAGAGTGCTTGAAGAATGCAATTACCTGTTATGTTTACATCATCAATGGCGGTGCTAAGGCTACTGCAACTGCAGAAGGTCTTACAATAACAGCTGCTTATGGCGGTACCAGAGGTAATGATATCAAGGTTGCTTGCGTGGCCAACACAGCCGGCGGCTTTGATGTTACTGTTTACCTTGGAACAGAAGCGGTTGAGAACTTCAAGGGCGTTAATACGGTTGCTGACTTAATCGCAGCTTCCAAGGGAGAATATGTTGTGTTCTCTGCACAGGAAACATCTGCAGCTTTAGTTGCATTTGCTTCTACCGCTTTAACAGGTGGTACCAATGCAGAAAGTTCCAATGCCGGAGTATCCACATTCCTCGATAAGAGTGAAAATGTGAAGTGGAATACAATGTGCTTCCCTATCGAAGACGATTCCTTACAGACTGCTTGTCAGACAAAGATTAAGTATCTTCGTGAAAATGCCGGTAAGTGGGTACAGGCTGTTATGCCTTCCTGCAGTTCTGACTACGAAGGTATTATCAATGTTACCAATGCGGTTGTGTTGGAGGATGGCAAGGTGCTTACAGTCGCACAGGCGTGTGCATGGGTAGCAGGTGCTACGGCTGGAGCAACCAAGACAGATTCCATCACTTACAAGGCTTACGAAGGTGCTATCGAAGTATCCGGCGTTAAGACTAATGAGGAATCTGTTCTCGCTATCCAGAATGGTGAGTTTTTCTTCACGGTGTCTGAGGAAGGCAAGGTTGTTGTTGAATACGATATCAACTCTCTTCATACATTCACTCCGGAGAAAACTTCCGACTATGCGAAG